AAATTATGAACTGCCTTATGTTGTAAATATTCCTAAAATGTATAAATGGCAGTCAGATATACTAAATATACTTGACGATTTATGCCCACCTGACGAACGAAAAATATATTGGTTTTGGGAACTGCAAGGATGTCGTGGTAAAACCACAATTCAAAAATATATTTACACTCATTATGCTGGCGTCGTTGTGTTATCTGGGAAAGGCAGTGATATGAAAAATGGTGTAGTCAATTACTTAAAAAATAACGGCACTCTGCCTAAAATTGTTTTAATAAATATACCTAGAAGTATTGACCAAGATTTTGTTTCCTATAGTGGTATTGAAGAAGTTAAAGATATGTTCTTTTTTAGTGGTAAATATGAAGGTGGAATGGTATGTGGCGCGCCTCCTCATGTGTTTATTTTTGCTAACGAACCGCCAGCAACTGCTAAAATGTCCCCTGACCGTTGGATTATAACTAATATCTGAAATTAGAAGGCGTGGCTATTCCAACCAGAGGTTGTCAACGAGTCAAATGGGGCCTACACATTAGAGTCAATCAGGCAGCCTCGCCACAAGGGCTCGTCAGCCAGAGACGCAAAATCTCCATACACAGTGAATCACTGAGAACTTCGGACGCCACCTACGCGAATTATCAAGGCGCAAGCGCCTAGATAATTCTTATCTTGAATATATATCTATATAATTTTTAATTCTCAATATTTATGCATCCTCATATTCTAAATCGGTTGTATAATGAACTTCGGCTAAAGTAAGAGCCGACATAGAAGAGGAACCATCAGCATACACTGGCTGAAATACCAAAAATAATTCTTTATTTTGTGGATAAGTAGATGCATCATTAAATTTACAAACTCCTAAATGTTTTTCAAACCTAAAACTAAACGGTGCACTTACTTTATAATTTGTTCCATGAATACTAGTGGTAGGAGGAGTAGCACCTGAATAATAATTATTTTGCAATGTAACTGTTTTTGTAGAATAAACAGTCCAATAATTAGGATTATTATATAACATCATATCTAACATATTTGATTGAAAACCAATTGAAGTATTGCCAGCTTCAAAAAAATTAGCAAAATCATTTGTTCCAGGAAGACCTATATTACAATTATCTTTAACTCTCCTACATAACCACATCTTTATCATTATAGGGGCTATTTGAGTATTAGAAGTCGCATTATGAGGCAACACATTTACAAATCCTCTTATTTGTCCTTTTACGACTCGGATAGTATTGCCAATACGACCAGCAGAACTAGTTCCTAAAGATGGTATGGGTGTAAGGTTAATATATGTAGGATTAGTTAATGACCCTGCGTAAGACAATGACTGATTTGCAGCATAGTCATTCCTCTTTTTATTCTCAATTTGAGAATGTATAACTTGCTTAATTGTCTTAACAAGAGAAGGTTTCTTTTTGTACACTCTACGAGCATACTTACGACGAGGAGCACGAGCGGCAGGCTTGCGGCGGTAGTTTTTGCGGTAATTTGCCATTATAAATTATATAAAGAAAATTATTTTCTCCCTAAATATTATAAATGTTTGTTGATTTGGAGGAAGAAACGGCAGAAATAGAGACTTTAGAGATATTGGGGGGTAATACTAATTCTCCCCCAATATCTTCAAGTAAAAAACAAGTATCACAGCTAATGCATTGGTGTTTTACTTGGAATAACTATGAAAAAGATGACATAGAGACATTAGAGACATTATTTAAGCATCTCTGCCATAAATATTGTTTTCAAGAAGAAACAGGAAAGTGTGGAACACCACACCTACAAGGTGTAATTTCTATGAAAAAAAAAGCAAGATGGACTGAATTCGGTCTACCAAATGTAATACATTGGGAAAAGACACGAAATCTTACTAAATCTTATAAATATTGCTCTAAAATTGAAACACGAACCGGAGATGTGTTCACTCTAAATTATGAACTGCCTTATGTTGTAAATATTCCTAAAATGTATAAATGGCAGTCAGATATACTAAATATACTTGACGATTTATGCCCACCTGACGAACGAAAAATATATTGGTTTTGGGAACT